TTGAGCGGCGGGATCGATAACACCCGGTATCCATTTGCCGCGTGCATTGATGGCGGCAACGTGTACCGCAGGGTCGGCCATTCCACGGTAGTACTCGTCATAGGCGACCGCACCACCGTTGTCGACGTCCCACGCAAACCAGATGACCGCGGTGCAGTTCCAACCGGGGTCGAGTCCGTACGATCGAGGCCAGTGGGCCGGGATCTGGAACGGCTGAATGAGCATAGCGTCTTCAGGTATTGGATAAATCGCTCCCACGCCATGCCCCGGTATGCCTGACTTACGAGCTTGGCGTTGCCACGGTGGCACGCCGCTCAGAATTTTCCGCTTCTCCTCGTCGGAGAGGTGCGGCACGTCGTCCATGTCCAGAAACACTGCTGCCTTCACTCGACAACCTCCCCATCCTCTTCGGACCACGTCTGCTCCGGTGTTAGTTCCGGTTCGGGACGCAGTGTGGGCATGTACTCGATCATCAGGTCACTGATACCGAGCAGCGGGGTCTCTGTCAGGATCAAGAGCCCGTTGTCCTCGCCGGGAACGGTGCTCATCAAACGCAACAGGCACTCGACGTAGATGTCCAGCTTGGGTTCTTCATCCAAGTGGATCAGATCCTGTCGCGTGCCTTGAAAACTCTCACGACCTTGGTCGTAAGACTTGAATTGCAGCGTCGAGACACCGCCCGTCGGCACGTGTCGCACGAAAACTGTCTCGCAGGCGTCCGCGAGTCCGTGCTTGACCGTCGTCCGGAGGATCAGATCGCCGGGAATCATCCCGGTCCCCTGCGCGGCTTGGTCTCCCGGCTTGCCGAGAAACTTGTACTGCAAAATGTCGCGCGTATTCTTCGCGGTGTCCGTCGCTACCCACGCTTCGACCGGGCGGTCGAACTTGTAGCCTTCCCACCAGTCAGGGTAGTCGCCTGTCAGGTGCAGAGTGTCCTCGTAAGTGCCGCAGTGGGTCTTGCCTGTTCGGTTACCACCGAAGAGGCCACGTTCAGTGTGCGTCTTTCCGAGACGGAAGAACTCCATCTGCTTCTTGTAGGCCGCCCGCACCTCAGGCGTACTAAACCAAGTCCGAATTGTCTCGCGGGACCGCCGCCGTTTCCTCGTTTCCAACAGCTCCAGTATCGCTAGAATTTGCTTCCTGTTCGACAGGTGTAAACTCTGCATCGTGGACCGTGGAATCGTCAAAACGGATGAGTCCGAGCCGCTCCTCTTCTGCGAGGAGTCGGGCAATGCGAGCGTTGATTTGCTCATTGGTCAACTTGTTGGTGACGTTGAGGTCCATCTGGACCTTCTCGCCCCACTTTTCAGGCATCGAGCCCGCCAGAAACCGCTGCAGGAGCCGAGAGTCACCCTTCAGTGACCTGTCGATCGCCTCGCGGTCGATGTGCACCGACGCGAGCGCTTCCGCGCGCTCCATGTCGGCGCGGAATTGTGGGTTGGTCTCCATCTCCATCGTGAAGTGGTAGTTTCCAACGCCGATCGCGCGCATCGCGTGGAGCATGTTGCCCGTGTCCACGTACGCGCGAATCAAAGTCTTCCTCTTATCGTCCGTCCACTCGAAATCTTCGGTCAGAGTCGGTGTTCGGACGAGCCCCAGATCCTGTTCAAGCGTGTGGACCGCGCTTCTAAACGCGACATTCCAGCTGAGACGGCCCACGAACTCGTGTTCCGTGCGGCCGCACGCTTTGGCGGCCGCTGCGAAGTCGCGAAGTTCGGAATACTTCGCGAGAAAGAGTTGGTCCACGGCTGACGGCGCATCTGGCTGTCCAACAATCGGCTTCGGCTGACGTGCCGGCGGGTGCGGAGCCTGCGGGCCGTCAAATTCTTTTACCCCAGCCACCCCGATCGGCGGCTTTCCGTTCTCTTTGCGCTTGCAGTCAACGCATTTGCGCGGGTTCGACACGAACCGCGGCGCGCGGTGGCCGTGCCGACACGACTCACCGATGTAGAAGTGCTGGTAGCCGCGAACCTCAGCCTCGCGCATCGTGATGAAGCGCGTCGGCATGAAGTTGTACATGTCGGGTTTGCCGTCCTTGTTCAGCGGCGCGACCGTCGAAGGGTCGCACGGCGGGAACTCAGGCGCGGTGCCAGTCTTCACTGCCACTCATGTAGTTCCCGTGACGGTCGTAGCCAGCCGACTGCTGCCACAACAGGCACTCGTTTAAACACTCGTCCGGGTCGATCGAGTAGATCGCCTTCTCCCAGACAAACACCAGCGGGCCGATGCCCGGGAACCCTACGCGGTCGAAGTCCACAACCTCAAGGTTGCGGAAGCTGAACTCAACAACGTCGCCCGGCGACACAGACATCGGCAGAATCTTGCCGGTCTCGGTGCCGTCTTCGAAGTAGAGCGTCTGCCCCTGCGTGCTTCCCGGCATGTTCTGCTGGAACCCAACCTTCTTTCGTTGGCGGCGGCCGTAGCCTACCGCTATCACGACACCCTTCTGGATCTCGATCCCGGGAGTCGCGAGGATGGGGTGCACGTAGCTCAGAGGCTTCACGAGCACACGGTCGCGCAGCACACGTATGCGCTTCGCGACGTCTTCCAGCTCTGGTGTCAGGATCATGTGGCCTCCGGGTAGAACGCGTCTACGTCAGTGTCCCTCATAATCCGGATCTTCTGGCCGACACCGTAGTCGGCATCCATGCCAGCAGTGGCCTTGAACGACACAACGTCGCCCACTGCTGTTGCCATCGGTGCGCGTTCCCCGTACGGCAGCATGCGACCCGGTCCGACAGCGATGACGCGCCCCTTGAGGGTACGCTGCCAGTCAGGTAGTTTGATTCGCGACGGTGTGGTCTCGATCATCTCAACCACGATCAGGTCGCCCAGCAGCTGCTGGTTGTATTCGATGCCCACTTGTAACCCCTCACTGGTCATTGGTGGATGAAAATAAACTGGCTGGCCCGGCAGGGATCGAACCTGCGACCCAAGCATTAACAGTGCTTTGCTCTACCGGCTGAGCTACAGGCCAATTACTGCCCGCTCACCGTAGCCACGCCAACCTGCTGCAGCACTGCGAGCACGGTGCGTTTGGTGAACGGCTGACCGGTCACCGTGTCGATCGCGGTGAACGTCAGGACAATCTGGCACTTCTGCGAACCTTCGTACGGGTAGCTGGCCTGCCACACGGACGCGGACACCTGCAGTGTCATCGCGGAAGCGAACGCAGAGTAGATGAACGGCGCGGCCTGCGAGCCGCCGCTGTTGAGCGCTGTCGGGCCGTTCATCACGATGCTGTTGGTGATGTCATCGATCTCGATCGTGATCGAGGTCGGCGTCACCAGAGTGAGCGTATGGTCGAGGAACGTCAGATCGAAGAAGACATCAGTCCCCGGCTCGATGATGACGTTCTGATACGGCAGGATCGGCTCACCCTGCAGGTACCTGTTGCCGATGTTACCCACCGAGCCACGCCCTGTTGATGCGGATCATGCAGTAAACCTGCGCGGTCCGGATGTTACTCACCACGCACATCTCAGCGAGCCCGCAGCGGCTTGAACGAGCGCTCGCCCGTCTTGCCCTTGAACTCATGCGGCTTGCCGCCGCGCAGGATGTGGTCGGCACGCGCGTGCACCGCGGAGTGTTCCTTGGTGCTCATGTGGCCGCTGATCCAGCTCTCGGTCGCGCGGTGCTTCTCGTGCTTCGCGTGCTGCCGCGTCATCTGGTGCGCGGACGGCATCTTCGGAGACTCAACGGCCGCACTGGCGAGTTCGCCGTGCTGTTGGCCGCCGGCCTTACCCTTGCGGCCCTTCTTCGGGGCCTTCGGCGATACGCTCGTGAAGAGCGCGCCGATCAACGGTCCGACGTCCTTAGCCACCGACGCCTCCCTGCCCCGGCGTGATCTCGACGTTGGATGTCGCGAACGCGGCGTTGCTGATGAAGAAGACGTTGGCGGGCACTTCGATGTAGCACGGCACGCCGACGGTCAGGCCGATGACACCGTACGCGCCGGTCGGCAGCGTGATCGCGCCAACGGCAGAGGGAACTGCTGGTGCGCCGACGTTGGACGCACCCCACGCGAGGTACGCGTTGGCGACACGGGCCACGACGCGGAACGTCGTGATGCCTTTGCCACGCGGGTCGCCTGAGGAGGTCGCGGCGGCGGTATTGTCCACCACGAACGTCTGGCCGATCGGTTTAAACGTAGTGTCTACGCTCACTTGTAGGATCCTCGTTTACCCTCGCACCACTCCTCGACGGCTGAGCCGACGAGCTTGCGAGACATTCGTGCGCGCATCCCGGTGAGCTTGCCTTCTGGCATGTGCTCGACCTCTTTGAACTCGCGCTGCTTGTGCGGCCGCTGGCCGTCGGAGCTACCTGCTCCGCTCTGGCCTGCCATGCCGCGGTTGTGCGACCGCGCGGTGCGGTGCGTCTCGTGTGACCCGCCACTGTGATGGCGGCCACCGTCGTGTACGTGCTTCGGACTTCTCATCTTGCTGTCTTTCTTTCGCCCTTAACCCAGTCCCGCACCTTGTCGTGATCTAGCGCACGACCTGATCGGTGGTTTTTGTGCTCTGCCCGGCGTTGGATGCTGTAGCTGATGGCAACAGCCTGCTTGACGGATTTGACATGAGGACTCTCGCCCACCTCGTGGACGAGAGTCTTCACGTTCCGTTCCCGGGCCTTCTTGCTCGCTGAATGAATCAGCGGCACGGTCGACTACCGATCGTGCAGAGCGCAGTCGCCCATGCGGTCTTCGCCGCCGCCGTTCTTCACGGCCTTCTTGTACATCCCCGCGGCCTTGCCCAGCTCAGGGTCGAGTGACCCAGAGTCGCGCTGCTCGCCGTGGCCGATGACAGTCTTCTCGGCGATCTTCCCGCGGCTCGCGCCGTGGGTTCCTTCGACGCCCGCGCGCCGGCCCTTGAGATACGCCTCTTCAGAGGCGCGTTCTGATTTACCCATGTTGAAATACTCCTGTGCTTACTGCACGCGCTGGAAATTTACCGAAGCGGGCCCAGTGACGGTAACCACGAACTTCGTATAGCCAGCTGTCGGCAACGCTGTGGTGGACAGCGAGTTGACGGAGGTGGCGGTGACTCCGGTACCGTAGGCGAGCGTGCCCGCCGTGGCGACACCAGAGGTGTTGATCTCGACAATCCACGAGACGTTGAACAGGTTCGGGAGGCCGGCAACCGGTGGGTTGACCTGCGCGCCGAAGCCGCTGATCTGCGCCTTGTACTGCGTGGCGAGAGCCGACTGCAGCTGGGCGATGATGTTGACGGCCGAGTCGGTCGTGAAGGTCTGCGACGTTCCAGAGACGGAAGTGAAGCAAACCTGCGCGCCGGCAAGCGCCGCAGCTGGAATCACGCCCGTTGCGGACGGGCCGGTAACACCCTGTGCCTTGGTGAGCACGTGGATGGCATTATAGAAATCGTCAGCGAATGCGCCTTTTACGTACGCCATGTTAGCTTCCTTTTACGGATGGAACCCCGCGCCGCCGCAGTCCGTACCGGACGACAACGAAAGCGAGTTATTGTCTGTGGACGTCAGATTGTCCAACAGACAGGAAAGGTGCCAGTGTCTGCCTGCGTACTCGACGGGGATCTCGTAGATCGTGCCCATCATCTTGTAGCAGCGGGCGCACTTGGTGCCCGTCAGCGCCATGCGGGTGCAAACGCACCAGTGCCAGCGCCGCTCAGACTGGTCTTGGGGGAGCATCGCAGCTGTACGGCGCAACGTTTTCGATGCGCATGACGTGGTGCTTCCCGAGATAAATGTTCGCGGCTGCGCTCGAAAGCCCGGCCGCTATGAGCAGCGCGAGAAGCCAGCCGCGAACCTGCAGTCTACCGCCGAGTTGATACTTTCTCACCTTAGTTCCCTCCGGCAGGGATGTTGGAATCTGGCGTCGTCGTAACCAACGACGCCTTGGAAGTCTGTTGTGTAATGTACTGGTTCTGCGCGCCGCCCGGGATCTGGTACGTAGTCCGGCGCTGGGCGCGCGACATCGTAGTCATAATCGACTCTGACGAGTTCGGCGTGATCCCGCCGCCGTTCGCGCCCCACACGTCGCCGCCGATGCCGGCCGGCGCGTTGGTCTGCGGGGTCGGTGTCAGCGTCTGGCCCGCGATGTTCGCTTTCGCTATCGTGACGATGGTCGATACAACAAGCCCCAGCGTCGTGTTCCGCGCGAGCACTACGGGCTGCGAGGGCGGGATCTGAGGTGCCGTGTAAAATCCCGTGGCGCTGATGGTGCCGATCGTGGAGTTCCCTCCGACGATCCCGTTCACGTCCCACAATCCGCCGGTCCCCTCCGTCGTGGAGAGCTGGATGCCACCCTCGCCCGCGGCGACGGTGACGCTGGGTACTGTGGCTGCGAATCCGCCGTACGGCGCGGTGATGACCATGCTAGCCGTGCCGCTGCCGAACAGCATCACCTTGCCGTTCTTCTGATCCCAGATACCTAGACCGGCGAAACGGTTCGCGGCAGCGGTGACTGTAGTGTCCATGCTGAGCGTGGTCCCGTGCAGCTCCGCTACCTCCACCGCGTTGTTGCCGGAGATGAGCCAGAACAGGTCCGTGCTCATCGCGCCGCCGAAACAGAGGGCGTTGCTGGTGGGGAAAGGGGGCGTGACGCTCGTCGCGCCGTTCAACCCAGCGATGCTCCCGGCCACACGGTATGTCTTGTTGTTCAGATTCGCGAACGCCATGTACGTGGCGAGCTGCGAGTTGTAGATGACGTTGCAGTCGGCGAGCGTGCCGAAGATGCTGTCGATGTTGGTCGTTGACCACGTGCTCACGCCGTCGAACGTCGCGACGATGGAGTTGCTGTTCGCCTGATCGCGCAGGCCCGAGTACTGAAAGTTCGTGCCGTCCCAGATGATGAACTGCTTCGTGGAGCCGGTCTGAATGTTGGTGCTCGACGTTGCCGCCGCGCTCCATGTCTGGCCGCCGTCGGTCGAGATCGAGTAGAGCCGGTCGTTCGCTGTCTGCCCGACGGCGAGCCACGTCCCGTTCGCGCCGCCGAGGCCGGGGGCGAAGCACATGAACCCAATCGTGCCTATGCCGCTTGGGTTCGTGATCGTGCTGAACGTCTGAAAGTTGTCGGTGCTGCGCCGTATCGCGGGGGTGCTGGTCGCTACCAGCCACACGCCGTTCCCGTACGCAATCGCTGACGGGGTGCCGCTCGCCACGTTCACCGTGGAGCTGGACGTGAACCCGTCCGTGCTCCGGTAGAGCGCGCCGCTGGTGTTCATAAGCACCGAGATCCCGTTGATGGGGTCTACGGCCGACTGCGAGTACGACTGTGCTGACGTGCCGCCGGGGTCGGCCTGCTTGGTCCACGTCAGCGCCACGAGAGCTTACTCGTTGACGCCCTGCACGGGCTCTTCAGTTGCGCTCGTTGCGACAGTGTCCGTGACCGACTGCGCGACCGCGGTCGTATCAGCGGACTGGTCCACCGCGACAGCGGCCGCCGGTGAGTCCACGTTGTTCACGAAATTCTCCGGCGCGGTCTGGGGCTCCGGGGCCACGACCGTGACGGTGTAGTTGTTCTGGGGCAGCGTGCCGCTGACGTCCATGCACCCATGGATCATCCCGTCCTGCACGGTCGCGCCGCAGTTGAAGCAGTGCCAGCTCATCTCACTCTCCGGTGCTGTGCTTGGTGTCGCCGTGATTGTGCGTGCCCTTACTCATCGAGCTGAGAAGGGTGGAGTTGGTGCCGGTGCTGGAGTTCGCGGCAAGCTCGCCGGTGGAGAGCTTCGCGAGCACGTTCTTGTTCCCGGCGAGCGGGTCGTTGACGCAGCCGGGCTGCGCGACCGAGGGGACGATTGACGGGGGCGTGCTCATGTTAGTTTCCTGTGTAGGTCGTCGCGAGCACGGCCACGTTCGACGCGTCGCCCGTGACCGAGTTCTGCTCGACCGGCATCAGCTGCTGCGCGCCCGGGGGCGGCGCGGCGAAGCCGGGCTGGCCGTAGTTGGAGTCCTTGAGCGCTACCTGACCACGGCTCATCTGCGCGAGCAGCGAGTCCGCGCCCGGCTGCGCGAGCACGTGGGTCGTGTTCACGTTCACCGGGATCGAGCCGTTCGACATCTGAGTCGCGGCCGCGATACCCTTGCCGTTCTGGGGCGAGGGCAACATGTTCGGGTTCTGCGCCGCGGGAGCGTTCTGGTAGGAGTTGTCGAACGGCCCGTCGTTCGCGGGCTCGCCCGACATCCCCGGGTTCGGCAGTGGGAGTAGGTTGGTCATGTTAGGTCAGCGTCAGTACGGCGATCGCGCTCTGCAGCACGACACCTGCGGGCGTCGTGAACGAGCAGCTGATGTTGGTCGTGCCCGCGCCGCCGGACGCGCCGGTCGCGAGACCGGAGGCGGCGATGGTGGCCTTGCCCGTGTTCGAACTGACCCACGACACGTACGGGGCGATGTTGGACACGCTCCCGTCCGAGAAGGTGGCGTTCGCGGCGTACTGCTGCGTGCCGCCGGTGTTCGACACCGACGCCGCGAGCGGGGTGATCGCGATCGACACGACCTGCGGCGCACCGGTGTACTGGCTCTGGCTCTGCGCGCTCAGGGGCACGTTCTGCCGGTTTCCAGTAAGCGCCCGGAGCGACGCCGCCTCAGCGGCCGCCTCTTGCGGGGTGGCCTGCTGAACCTGCGAAGTGGTCGGGCCCACGCCCGCGTCGGAGATGGCCGTGGCGGCCACGTCCATGCAGCCGTGCATGTACCCGGGCGATACGAGGAACCCGCACGTCGGGCAGCGGTAGTCGAGTGGACCTGTCATTGGTGGTGTCTCTTGGCCGATATCTTGGCCGATAACTGGCCGTTATCTCTTACGCCAGCGGAGCAGCGTCCGTTCGACCTGCGCCTGCTGGCTCAGTGCCTCGTCCACGTACCAGAGGATCTGCTGATCGATCCGGATCGGTAGCGGGGCCATCTTTCTCACCAGAAGCCTGCCGAGTTCACCGTGGCTGCACTTATAGAGCAGCGTCAGGTGCTCGCGCGTGTACATGTTTGCCTTGCCACCGAGCGGGAGCGCGATGCTCCGCGGGGCCGGCACTGTGGCTGTCTCACCAGTCATCGTCTCACCTGTTCTGTGGTCCGGGTCCGTTGCCGCGAATCGAGTCGAGGTGCTCACGGATCGCGGGGTGCCGGAGCATTGCGTCGAACATGTGCCCGACCACCGGGTGCCGCAGAGCGTTCTCCGCTCCCGGGTGGGCCATGGCGGCCTGACCGGCCGCGCTGGTCATGTGTCCCATCACCTCAGGGTGCTGGAAGAGCTGCCCGAGCCCGCCGGACATCCCGGCGTTCGGGGCCATCTGCTGGGCCGCGTTCCCGGGGGAACCTGCCGCCGGTGCCGGGCCAGCGCCACCGCCGAACATGTTCCCGCCACCCGGGGGTACCGGGCCGGGGGGTGCCATCGGCATGCGGGCCGGGCCGGACATCCCCGGCATGTTGCCGATGGAGGTCGGGGCACCCATAGCGCCCGCGGCCGGTCCGGCCATGGGGGCCTGCTGCAGGGCGTTGCCGATGTTCCCGATGCCCATGGGCTACTTCTTCTGAACGTCCGCGGCGACGGCTGCGCCGGCTGCCTCAGCGGCGGCCTTCGCGTCGTTGACCTTCTTGGCGTTGTGGGCACCTACGAATAGACCAGCGACCACCCCTGCGGCGGCCACTACGGCCAGAGCTACGATCGACATGTTTAAACCCTCCCGGGGTAAATTAAGGAAAATCTGTCCCTCTCACCCCCTTATGTACAAACGGCGGGTGATCGGTGTGGAGTGGACATGGCGGACATGTGGACATGTGGACATCAATAATGTTGGACGGGCGGCTTTGTGCCGAGATTCGGGACCGGAGCGACGATCAGGGGGTGACCGTGACACTGGATCCACTGGGGGTTTTGAGATCGGATGAGCCCGAATAAGTCAAGGGATGGACCCCGAGCCCGGATTATGTGAGGAAGAACACGGGGATGGGCCCGCAAGCGTACGGAACGGGGGCGCGTTCGGTACAGCTGGTGATCGGCACACGGTCCGGTGCCTGCATTCAGGGCTCTGTCGTGAGCTGCAGGGCGTCCGGGATCTCAGGCTGAAGACCCTGAGCTTCGGCTGAGGCTGGCCGTTGAGATGATGGACATGTTTACTCCTTTCACGCGGAAAATGTCAGACAAATAGAAAGAAGGGGGGATATCTATGTCCATCATCTCATCACCAGCCCGAACACTAGAGAGCGTGACGGGCCGGTCCGCTTGACTTTCGAGGGAGCGACTGTGGGATCATACGAAGGGAAGCACCCCGACAATCCACGCGAGGTGAGCCGCATGAAGATATCCCGGGCGCACGTGACCATCGAAGAGCTGACGCACGAGGAGTACGAGCACATCAAGGCCGTGCTCCGCATCACCGCAGAGAGCGACGCATTCAGGGGGCTGGCTGGCTCACCACACATCCGCAGCCAGCTCATCCTCAACCGCATCGAGCGCGCAGAGCGCGAGGAGCGGCACGCGTGATATTAGGACCAGCACGCGTGATCGCAACCAAGGACGACAAGGCCTGCGCCATGGACATACGGCGCACGATCACGCGGCTCAATGAACTGCTGCAGGAGGCGCAGCAGCTCAAGCTGCACGTGCGCATCCACGTGACGACCGTTGACGGTGAGTGGCACTACGTGAGCCCGGATCACCAGCTTGAGGTGAGGGCCATCAGCAGAACTGTGACGGAGGAGCTGTAGCATGATGATCCAGACGCTGTTCACCGTGTT